CCCTTGGCACTTTTATTGAGCTTAAAAACGATGGTACAATTGATCGAGTTACATGGCATCCAGATGGTAGTGAAAGTAGATTCGAGATATGCTAGGATTAACTATAACAAGGATGATGGAAATGGAACCTCTTATATGTGATTACTGTGGATCATGGACTAGACCTAATGAAGTACATGGTCACTATCAATGTGGTAGATGTCATAGGCCATTAAATGACTGTTGTTCAGGCGAACAAGCTGAACCTGAAGAGTCAGAAGATGAGTAATGCTACTGATGTATTTAAACACATCGACATGAAAGATGGAGATAAGGATCAATGTTGGACATGGAAAGGAAAGTTAAATGCTAAAGACGGAAGACCGTATATTACCATCGAAGGAACTAGACGCGCGGCTTATCGGGTCGTACTTGAACTCCATACAGGAGAACGACATGGTGGAAGACAAGCCTTGCATTCCTGCGATAACCGCATTTGCTGTAATCCTCACCATCTTAGGTGGGGTAGTCATCAAGACAATATGGATGACATGAAGGAACGTGATCGACACGGTTTACCTAAGACTGTAGTACGAGCAATCACTAAGTTAAGGAACGAGGGTAAAACTCAGAAGGAAGTTGCTGAGTTATATGGTATAGCTAGAGAAACTATATCAGCCATAGAAACTGGAAGGAGTCATAAGGACTTGACAAATAACGATTAATATGTCTTAGTTCTGTCACATCATGATTTCCTTTCTTGATTATCTTTGAGTGGTTGACCTCCCTTACTTCTCAAAGTTTATACTAGCCCCATGATATACAAATGTCGTGGGGCTTTTCTTTTTTATATTTTATATGTTATAATACATTTATGGAGGGAATCATGGACAATGTAATTCAGTTACATCCTACACCATTGGAAAGAAAGGATTATTTCAGTGATGAAAGCAATCTATACTTCAAAGTGTGGGAAAGACCCGTATATTTCTCAGGTGATCACGGGAGAATGTACGAAAATCCTAATTATAAAGCAATAGTTAGGGTGAACGACAATAACAATCCAATACAAATCGGTATGGTGGGTAGAAATTACAAAGTTATACCCATGAAAGACATATGTTTCGAGGTAGAAAATGATCTATGTTCTGTCATAGACAAAGAACATCTCGAAGAAGTACGAGTATATGACAACGTATCATATAATGGTGGCATGTTGATCAGACAATATATCTTCCCAACAATTAAAGAAGAGATTGAGAATCCAATGGGAAGAGATGAACTAGGATTTAGAATCATCATCATCACAGCATATGATGGATCGACATCATTCAAGCTCTATAGTGGAGCCATTAACTTCTTCTGTACTAATGGTATGGTCGATGGTCAATTTGATATGATGGTCAAACGACATACCAGTGGACTACGCATCCCTAAGATGACTGATAGAATTAAAAGAAGCATCGAGATATTCCACACAAGAGCAGATACATTCAGACAATGGGTAGGTAAAACCATAACAGACGAAGATGCTGAAGAAGTATTCAAAGCACTACCCAACGTGTCTGAGCGTAGAGTCGAGCAGCTACTTAACCAATTCAGAATAGAATCACTGCGATATGGTAGAACAGTGTGGGCTTTGTACAATGCTGCTACATACTATTCTTCTCACAACGATGGTGACTTTGCCATTAGAAAAACTGGCAATGACAATGAAGCTGCGACACTAATGCATCGTGAGAGACAAATCCGTAGTTGGGAAAGAACGGATGCTTTCCAACAACTTGTTGCTTAAAGGAGGAATCATGGGCAATTTAAATGACGAACCACTAGACCTAGTAGATGGTGCAATTGTGTTTGACAGAGAAACATTTGAAGAGACAGGTTCAAAGACATACTTCCGAGTAGTAATTGAGCCTGATGACTTCTTATCTTATCCAGATACAACATCAGTTAAGGTAGTAGATACTAATGATAAAGAGTTCTATAAAGATTTAGATACACTTACACTCGTAACTCAAGAGTTAAATGAACTAGACTTGCATGATATGCCTGACTTCAGCATATCTGAAGAAGAACTTAATGACTTGAGTGATAACTTAGAGAAGTTATTCGTCAAAGCATTTGTTGAATATGAAGATGCAGAGATTAGTGACAAGTTATACTTACGCATTGAGACTGAAGGATACAATGGTGCTAAAGGATTAACAATCCAACATAAAGCACATATCGGTTACGACCAAGATTGGGTAGTTTCCGATGATCTTATAACATCTGTAAGAATTGCAATCAAAAGATTTAAAGAAGACAACGACCTCAAACCGCAGGAGTTATTATTCTATGACAAAAAATAACAACCCACAAATAGTATCATCAACCAATGAAGCTATTAAACTCATCCAAAGTGATGTCATTAATCACACTAAAGAACTGGGTGGTGAAATAGAAACAGATACAACCAACAATGCCAAAGCGACATTGGCAGTGGACATGCACCAATTCATGGCTAAGTTCTTCATCGTGTCTAGGCTTAATACTGAATTCAAGAAATGGTATGACGATTGCAAGAAAGATTTAGATCGTACAGCTAAGGCACTAGGCATTGATCCTGAAGTGGAGAGTGGAGAGTCCAAGACAATATATCAGAATGAGAAGTTCAGCTTCAGTAAGAAGCGTAATGCTCAAGGAACAAGCATATCTCTAAAAGATTTCGTCATCGAGTTACATAAGTTGGGCGTTGACCCTGACATGATAGACAAAGCTCATGAGGCTGCCGTCCAAACTAAAGAAGGTAATCTGTATTACAGCATTGATATAGCTGAAGGAGATATAAATGATTGAAGAAAGACTTGATGATAACAATGAGCAGAGAATTAAACTGTTCAAAGCGTGGCTACATCTATGCCCTCATGGAGCCTTTCATTCTATTGAAAACACATGGGAAGATGAAGAGACAATAGGATTTTGTGTAGACTTTGCTGTTGCTAAAAATGGGGCTGAAGGAGATTAAGATGGTTAAGATTCTAACAGTTAGTGTAATAGCTATACTACTATCAGCATGTGGTAGAGGACATGATGGTGGAGACTATGTGTGGATAGGGTGTCATATTGTTCACACTAACCCGGCTGACTGTTTACCGGGAACAAGTAATTGTGTATTCGCCTTTGGCCCAGAAGGAGACAAAAAGATTGGTCAAAAGATATACTTCAAACAGCTACGCAAAGGTCAAGATAGATACGGTCCTATAGGTAAGATAGCTACAGCTAGACCATGCAAGGAAGGTGAATGATGGGTAGAATAACTAGTAACTTGGTAGTGTTTAACAACAGTGATAGAAGTGATGCTTTTAAAAAAGGTGTCTCTGTGGTCAACAAGCAATTAAAGAAGCACCAGTTGCGAGTTGATACAAAATTTCTCAAGGACAAGGAGAATGAACATGGCCTTAAAGGTAAGTTTGCATGGGCTGTTTCCATTGTTCCTGCTTTTTATGAAAAACGAGGAGACTGAATGATGGCAATGAGTAAGAACTATGCCGTAGGTATCTGGAATTGCACATTCTATTTAGTAGATGAAGATGGCAATCAGCTATTAAATGAAGATGGTACTACAAAAGAATTTTATTCTAACAAAATTGACATGAGTTACTGGGCTGACGGTATTGATCCAGACGATTTAGTGGAGATTGAACAATGAAGGGAGACACACCAACCGATAGAGTTAATGTCATCGAGATGGATGACAAACAACTAGAAGCATTTATCACTGGTATCCGCGAGCGTAGACTGCGAGCAGTAAAGATATTTGAAGAAGGAGAATTACTGCGCGAAGAAGCACGTAAGAAGAAGCTCGACAAGTCATTAGAACATGAACTGAAAATGTTGCAGAAAGAAATCGCACAGATAGACAAAGTGATTGAGAAGTTAGAGAAGCGCATCATTAAAGTGAGAGCAATCAAACTGCAACTGGAGGACTGACTATGCCGTCACCATTTATGTTACATAGCTTAGATGTACGAATGACAGAAGAGGCAGATAAACACCTACCCACCTACGATCACACCAAACTATCCAGCATCAATACATGCCCAACATGGGGGATAATTAGATACTCGCACCATAAACGTATGCCAGGAGCATCTAGAGCAATGGCACTAGAAGCAGGAGCAGCAGCACATGAATCATTTGCAGCGGTTAAATGGTATCAATACTGGACAAGACAGGCTAAAGACGACAATAAGAAAAAGATGCTTGCAATAGAAGAGGGACATAGGATATTTGGTGAAGATAGATTCTACAACATGCTGAATACCATCTCACACAGTGCTACTGATAGAACTAACATCATCAACTTTAGTCTTGAAGCATTATATACTAGCGGATATTACGATGATCCTAGTGATAGACGACGTACTATAAGTAACTTATCTGAAGGAATCATATGTTATATAGATTCATATGATTTAGATAAGTACAAGATATATGAATCTCCAAAGAATATTGGTGTAGAGATTGCATTCGATACTACTGTTACTGTCGAATGGTCAAGGATGAGTGATAATAAAAGTTATGGTTCAGGTAACGTACTTAAACCAGTTAACTTAATCACAACAGAAGCTAGATTTACAGGCAAGATGGATGGTCTACTATATAATAAAGATAGACTCATGATTTGGGAGGACAAGACAGGGGCTAGGATAGATGATGCTTGGCTATCACAGTGGGTTTTATCCCACCAAATAACTGGCTACTGTCTAGCTGCCACAGCATTCACTGGGGAGGAATGCTTACTCGCACAAGTATCAGGAATGAAAGTACCAATAGCAAAAACTCCATCAGATACAATACGAAAAGAAATGGTAAACAGATCATATGATCCATTCATAACACAATGGGCTAACTGGTTCGTCCATTCGGTAGAGATAGATAAGACATATAAGGATCATATAGAAGATGCTCCGAAATATACTCACTCTTGTAATAGATACTTCCGTCCATGCTCCTTTGTTCCATACTGTGTTGCTGACACTGATGAAAAAAAGCAGATACTTGATGAGATGGAAATAGATGAATGGTCGCCACTAGCAGGAGAATAATATGGCAAATGAAGCAAAGATAACACTCGGTGGAATAGAATTATCTACACCAAAGAGTCAACCACGTAGAATGTCAATGGTTCTATGGGGTCCAAGCGGTTCGGGTAAAACCACCCTTGCAGCTACCTCGCCTAGAAAAATTCTATGGCTGAATTTCGATCCAGATGGTACGAGTTCGCTAATGGATCAAGAAAATATACTGATAGCAGACTTATCAACAGAGAAACCTAATATAGTTGAGAAGTTTAAAAATGAGAGTTGCGCTGGACTACGCGATTTACTCGATGAACATAAAGATATCGAGACAGTTGTATTTGACAGCATTACATCATTCAATGAGTTAGCTCTACGTCATGGAGTAGCTATGACAAATGGAGCATCTATGGAAATGCCAACACTACAAGGATACGGAAAACGAAACTCTTACACAATGCAAGGTATCATGAACGTTATTAAACTCACAGGATCAAAGAATAAACACGTAATATTCATAGCACACGAAGATGCGCCACAAAAAGATGAGTTAACTGGACAGATGCTAGTATCAATACTGGTCGGAGGTAAAATGCAGTCTGAGATACCGATCAAGCTATCTGAAGTATGGCATTTAGAAGATGATGGTAAGAAACGTAAGATTACGATTCGAGCAAACCGATTGAAGAAGCCAATGAAAAGTCGGATGTTTCTATCTAGCGGTGAACGCGATTTTGAATGGAATTTTGATCCTGAGAAATGGGAGGGCGATACCATATGTGAATGGTATAAGCGTTGGGTAGATAACGAAGGTCGTAAGCTCGATCTACCATGAACAAAGTCGAAGTGGCTACTATATATAGTATGCTTGAGTATTCTATCTACAAGGTTTGGGGGCTGGACTTGTAGGTAGTTTTTCTATATAAAAATCAGTTCCCATATATCACAGATAACGAAAGGAAAATGTATCATGAGTGATGTAAATGAACTATCAAGTATCGTCGAATTTTCAAGTGATCTTTCAAAAGCAGAAGCACCAGAGCCGCTACCTGCCGGAGAGTATGAAGCTGTTATTCGAGCAGCAGAAGTTAAAATGTCTCAGAGGGATACTCGTTATGCCGCTGTTACATTCAATATCTCTGCTGATCAGTATCCTGCTGATTACAAAGATGGAAACCCAGACGGTGCTACATTGATATACCGTAGGATTTCTTTGGAGGATAATCCACAGGCACGTTACGGCACTAAGAAGTTCATCGAATCTATCGGTGCTCCTCTTGGTAAAAAGGTTGATGTCAGCGAATGGATCGGAATGGATGCAGTCGTTGAAGTAGGCCACGAAACGTATGAAGGCGTTAATCGCGCTCAAATACAACGAGTCCGAGCATCCTAGTATTCTATTGAAGGGGTGTTCTGGGAGGTCGGATGAAGTTCTTGAGATCATCTTCTCCGGCCTCCAACATTTCATGAAAGGAGGTCGTGATGTCCGAGACACAAAAGCGAGCATCATTTACCCGACCAGTATTCTTTATCTTTCAAATTAAAGATGAAGACGGTGAAGCTATGGAGTTCGATAGAGATAGAATCGAAATACTAGCTGCTACCCGTGACACTCAAACTGCTCTTGATCTACTAGATAAGGGTGATAAGACTGTCACTTATAAGAGGATAGAGACTATTACCTGATCAAGATAGTCTCCTAGATAGATGGGGATGTTTCTAGAGAATTTTCCGACTGCTTATTTGTGAGGATAAGTGGAAGCCGCGCTAGCAGATTCACCTCATCTATTGCCTTGACACACATTTCACAATATGTTATCCCACAGTATCAGTATCAAGGGGGCATACATGACATATCCAAACAGCATTTCAATTCCACTTCCACAAGATATACCTCGTGCCAGAGGCATCCATAGTACGGGAGGCTTTGGTGGAAACTTACGAGTGAGGTGTACCGATGATGAGAAGTTACTAGTTCAATCAGTCGCTAATTCTCTTGGCATTACTATGTCAGGCTTCTCTCGATGGTGCATCGTTCACGTTGCAAAATCGATAAAGGAACATGACAATGCTACAAACAGTAACAACAGCAGAAGCGGAGAATAGTTATATGGTTCTTCGACAAGGTGACATAAAGGATATTCAAAGAGATGACTTCACTTACGACGAAGATCAATTACGAGCTATCGATCATTGTCTCGACCCAACGAGACGCGTGGTTGCTATTACAGGCGAGGCCGGTACTGGTAAAACTACTATCATGCAAGATGTCTACAGACTTTGGAAAAAGCGCGGTAGAAATGTGGTCTTGTGCGCTCCAACTGGGAAAGCTGCGAAGCGAATTACGGAAGCAACAGGGATTACCGCCTGTACTATCCACCGCTTACTTGAGTATCCTATGCCCGGAGAAATAGATGAAAACACTGGCAAAGCCTTAGTGAGTACCGATCCCAAAAGAGATAGACGAAATCCAATCGACTATGACATTGTATTAGCTGACGAATATGCAATGGTTAATACAGAAGTACATCGCAATCTATTAGATGCATTACCTAGTGGTGGCCTAATCAGAATGTTCGGTGATGCCAACCAACTCCAGCCAATAGAACCCGGAAAGAATAAGAAGAAGAAGTACGAATCTCCATTCGTGCGTATGTTAAAGAAGTTCGAGGGGACATGGCTAACTAGTATTCATAGACAAGCTGAAGACTGTAGTATCATTACCAATGGTCATAAGATTATCAATGGTATGATACCTAGTCGGAAGGAAGACTTCGCAATGAAGATAACAGATGAACCTGTCCATTCTGTTGAAGACTTCGTTATGGATAACTTAACTAGCGGTACTGACTTTGGTGACACCGACAACCAAATTATATCTCCAACAAAACAGGGATGGATTGGTACAACAGCATTGAATGCTACAATCCAAGGACTACTACAACGTGCCGACAAGGATAGCCTTGAGTTAGACAGACATAAATGGTCAAAGCAAGAATACCTTCGTGTCTTCGTTGGTGATAAGGTTATCCAGACTGTCAACCAATATCCACTGGAAGTATTCAATGGTGAAACTGGTATCATCAAATCATTCGATGAAGCTGGTGGAATTGTGATAGACTTTGGAGATAAGACAGTCACTATACCTTACACTCTAGAGATGTCTGGTAGACAGGGTACTTACTACATTAATCCCCAAAAAGATTTAGACTTGGCTTATGTAATCACTACGCACAAAGCGCAGGGTAGTGAGTACGATCAGGTTTGTTACATAATGAATCAATCTCGCTCTTGGCAATTAAATAGAAAAAACTTTTACACTGGAATATCACGAGCAAAGCATAAGGTGACAGTCATAACAGATCAACGATCACTGTCACTAAGTCTAGGTAGAAAGGGAGATTGACATGAGAATAGAAGGAGCCGAGTTCGTTCTCGGTGTATCAAAAGAAACAGATGATCTAGATGACTACGCAATGGCATTAAAACTTGTAGTGTTTGGTATGGATAGCATGGAGACAGCTAACATAGTATTTCAACGATTGTCTGAAGCGTTACTTGCACTTGATCCACAACTAGAACTATCGGAGGTTAAAGGTGACAAATCCCATATCAACTGACAGGATTGCCAAACAATTCTGTGATACTGCTGGAGAAATAATTACTGGTGATAGAGCTAAGTCTCATGGTGATGCTGGTGATAACTTTCAAAACATCGCTGACTTGTGGAGTGCTTATCTTGGTATAAGTATCTCCGCGAGTCAGGTTTCATTAATGATGGTGATGCTTAAAATTGCTAGAGCTAAAATGGGTGCGTTCAATAACGACGACTACGTAGATATGTGTGGATACGCAGCACTCGCTGGCGAGATAGCTGCGCTCAAGGAAGGGACACCAGATGAATGAACAAGAACTACTGTCAGAATATACTAAACGTGCTAGAACAGCAGGACTCCAGATAGATTGTCTGGGTTCAGGAGATATTAATAGTGAGATAGCTATTATATGTGAAGCTCCCGGAGAAAATGAAGCCAACATGAAGATGCCACTTGTCGGTGGTGCAGGAAGATTACTGTGGGATTTGCTTAGACCTTATAACATTACACGTACTAACTGTTATGTA